AAACCAATAGTCTGATTCCGTTGCTCTAATTCCTGATGGTTTGTTCCAAGACTCATACTCTATACATATATTTCCTGTCTTCATCCACATGCCTTTCTCTGATTTAACTTCTATCTTCTTACCAGTTAGCATGTCTTTAATTTTATCTTCTCTTATCTCTCCATACTCTAAATCAATATCAAATTTCTTTCTGTCTTCTTTATTTGGTTTCATTTTTTCCTTATTAATTATTTATTATACTTTGTCATGTCGTTTAAATCATAAACATTATCTTTAAAAAACCTTATTAAAAAATCTTTTATACCATTTGATTTATAGTAAATTGGATTATAACTTCCATCAGAATTAAGGCTTCTCCATTCTTTTGTTTCTATATGATAATCATAAACATATCTTCTTTTAATACCTTTACCATCAAACCTAGGTATAGCTCTGGTTGTTAAAGTGATTATGTTATCTTTTATTTCATGCTCTACTTTAAATTTATTTAAGATATCTTCAACAGTTTTAACATTTTCTTTAGTGGGTTTCACTCCAGTTATCTCCTATCTTGTATTCGCCATCTAAAGGACAACGAAGATTAAAATGTGTTCCTGCTTTTACAATACTATCTACTGCAAAGTTTCCTATAAAATCAGCTTTATCTTTTGGTACTTCTATCTGCCACTCATCATGTATGTTAGCTACGAATTTATAATTCATTGCATTTAATCTTAATACATCATCTAATATAACCAATGCTTGTTTCATTACGATAGCACCTGCACCTTGTAATAAAGTGTTCAATGCTGAATGTTGATTACGAACATACAGCTTCCTACCATCTAATCCTTTGAGGTAATTTTTTGCTGAAGCTCTTTGTACCCTGTCTCTAAGAGACTTAAATGTAGGCTTATTATCAAAGAAATATTGTCTAGCTCTCTTACCATCTGCTGTACCTCCTCCGACCACGCTACCAAGTTTTTCATCTCCTGCTCCGTACATAAGTGCATAGATGAATGTCTTTGCTTTATCTCTAGATTCAAGGTTTGCAAGTTTTTGATTAGCGGTGTGTATGTCTCCATTGAGAATTTCATTTGTGTACTCCTCGTCATTCATGTAGTGAGCTAACATTCTAATCTCAAGACCAGAAGCATCAACTCCGATTAAAACATTACCTTCTTCAACAGTCCAACATGCTCTACATTCTTTACCATAAGGACTATAGACTGCCGGTACTTGTGCCATGTTAGGATTCCTGTGTGTCATTCTTCCTGTGATAGCACCGTTAGGTATTACAAAGCCATGTACTCTACCATCATCTTGTACTCCTTCAACCCAAGAGTCAACTTGAGCTATACGCTTTTGAAGTAGTAAGAAGTCTGCTATAAGTTTAGCTTCGTGTATGTGTGTGATTGCTGATAGAGTTTTCTCATCTACTATAGGTTGACCTGTTGGTGTAAACCTTTCAGGCTTCCAACCAAAGTCAATAAGATATTCTCCTATCTGTTTACGACTACCAAGATTAAACTCTTGTAGTGTTTGTCTCATAAAAGGTTCAAAGTTATTTGTATCTAAACATCTTTGATACTCATCATCTGTAAGTCCACGCTTTGATAAGTCTCCATCTTTTTTAATATAAGGATTAACTAACTTATCATCTACCCATTTAGGTTTAAATGTATTGTGTACTTCATCTTCAATGGATTGTTTCTTTTCTCTAAGTTCAGCAAGTAATAACAAAGCTGATTCCAAATCAAACTTAAAACCATTTACCTCTTGCTGTTTCATTATCTTAGCTACGCTTTGTTCTAAAGATATACATTGTTTAGAAAATCCTTTACTCTCCTCTCTTAGTTTCTTTAATACTACAGCGTTGAGTTGTACATCTCTAACACAATAGTCCATCATCTCTTTAGAATAATTAAGATAGTCTGAGAACTCTATCTTATGATAGCCTAATTTATATCCCCATTTCTCAAGGCTATGACCACCTTCTCTATTAGGATTAAATAGTCTTGATAGTACAAGAGTATCAATCACTGGTATCTTTGACAAGTCTACACCACCGAACTTCTCTACCATAGGTATATCAAATCCGATGATGTTATGTCCTATTAAAGTATCTGCCTTAGTCAACAGTTCATATCCTTCAGACAATTTATCTGGTGGATATTTATATATCTCTCCAGTGTCCATGTCTTGTGCAACGATACAATGTACCAGAGTTGCTTTCAGGTCATCAGTTTCTATGTCAAATACTAAGTCCATTCTTTTTTAAAGTCCTCCCATGATATTAATTCCTCTTGCTCTACATAGATACAGGGATACTTAAACTGTGGCTGTCTTGTTCTTTTAGGTTTAGCATGTAGATTCTTACCTGTTATAACACCTTTGAGTTCACAATTTACAGTATCCTCATTTTCTTTTACCACAAAGAATGCATATAAATCAATATTATTATTAATCTTGTTAATCCAAAGCACACCATTATTATGAATAGTTGACTTTACATCTATGCTCCAACCTTTATACTGTATATCTCCAACATCATCACCACTATCCTTAGTCTTACATACTGGAGAAAAAACTTGACTAGGATATACGTTTGTTAGTTTAGCTAATGCTAACTCTGCAAATAATCCTGTTTTATCAGAAAAGTATTTATCATTGGTATTATTAAGAGGTAAAGTTTCAGCATTACGACTTCTTGCTCTATCATATCTACCCTTACTTAAGTAGTCCACGATTGCTTTCTCGCCATCCTCCAATACTATTTTAGTCATTTAAAATGCCTCATCTAAACTATTGTCAAAGGTTATGTCCTCATCTGTTAGTTCAGATAGTCTACCAGTTTCTCCATCATATACAACTCTACATGCCATACCTACATCTCCAGTATACCTTGATTTAAGTATACGAAGTCTTGTAGTCCTAGCTTCTTCAGGGTCATCTGATTGTTGATTTCTTTCTAGTGCAATAACACAATCACTAAGTTGTCCGATACTATTAGAACCTCTAAGATGAGATAGAGAAACCTCTATACCATTCTCATGTCCTTTATTACCATCAACTCTACGTAAGTGTGAAACCAAAATGATTCCTGCACCTGTCTCTTCTACCAAACTTCTAAGTCTAGTCATAATAGTATCAATGGCTCGTCTTTCATCTCCTTCATGTACAGCACTGACTAACATATGTAAATGGTCAACGACCACCCACTTGCAATCACATCCTATAATCATAAAGCGAAGCTTAGTAAAGATATCATCAATGTCATTCGTACCAAAGTGTGAATGAACCCATACTCTATTCTTGTTCTGTCCATCATAAAGTATATCAAACATCTTATCTAGTTCTTCTTTAGAAAACTTCTCACGTTCTTGGTCAACGTATAACCTAGCATTAGCTTCAATAGATAAGATACCATCAATGGTTCTTCTCCAATCTTCTTCTAGTGCTATGATACCTACGTTATCTGTAGTGTTCTTAATAAGATGATGTTCAAGTTCTCTTGTCACACTTGACTTACCAAGACCAGTACCACCTGTAAGTGTGACCAGTTCTCCTGCTCTAAGACCATACAGTTTCTTGTTCAGTCCTTCATAAGGATAAGGTACGCTTTGTTTCTTCTCACGATTGTGAAACTTCTCACGTTGTT